TGTTACTATATCCATTACCGCCACTTACAATAGTAGCATTTGCTATAGAATAACTTATTTGTAAATTACCTGTAGCTCCAGCTCCACCTCCACCGGATACTACAATATTAGAATTTGAATTATAATTGTTACCGCCAGATAGTACTGTAAAACTAACAACGTTACCGCTCCCCAATACAGCATAAGCAGTTGCTAGTGTGCTATTTACTGTTGTATTTGAAAGAACGTTAACTAAAGGGGCTACCGAATACCCACGTCCAATTACAGACATGGTAATTGTATTAATTGCTCCAGTATTAGCTAAAACCGCGTTTGCTGTAGCTTGCGTGCCACCTTCTACGCCTGGCGCTGCAATACTTACTGATATTCCGGAAAGCGAAGTATAAGTATTTGATGAACTATCTATTCTTATATTAGCAATTGACCCCGAAGGAGTAGAGGTAGCATTTCTTGCAACGCCCTTATCTACAACACGAACCAATTTTAAATTGTTTCCATAAGATAAGAAATTTGCTGCAGTAAAAAAATATCCCGCAGTTGAATCATTAGGTTGACCAAAATTAGTTACTAGATTTTTTTCCGAATCTACAGTTGTAACTTCTTCCACTGGACCCCATTGAAATGCTCCTGCAAATGCGCCAGCAGTAGTTGCAACTGAGGGAACTAAAGTAGTTCTATCTTGTTCAGTTACTACAACGCCAGGTGAAAGCTGAAATGCCATCTTCTTCTCCTTGATAATTTTATAGAGTTATTTTCTATAATTTGATTTCTATTTATTTATAATTATAGTCTTTTAGACATTTTCAAGGAACTTTCTTTGCATTTCTTGTAATTCATCGTTACTCTTAGATCCGACATTAAACCAAATCGCATCTGTTGCAACGTGCGGGGCTTCGTGTTCTGGAATCCCAGTATCTATGATACCAAATGGAGTAAGATTTTCCTCAATCTGTTTGAACTGCTCTTCATATAGAGCTTTTCTGAGATTTGAGTCTGTTAAATCCTTAAAGAATGATTCATTAGTCGCCCACGAAAATAATACTAAACACATAACCAAATCGTCTTGATACCCCTCATCTGCTTTATGGCTTCCTCGGACTTCAATGAATGTGGATATTTCGTTAATAATATCTGGATCGTGTATTAGTAATTTTGTACCCTCGACCAAACTTTTGAATGATGTACACCCTAATCGTTTTACTTGTTTAGTAGTTCTAACCCCAAGAGTTGCCCCTTGGGAGAATCCTCCAGACAAATACTGTCCCGATTTACTATTACTCCCCACAAAGAATACGTTCTCATATTCTAAATCCATATACAAAGTATCAGCTACTTGTTGCCCATTATCATTAATCTCAACTAAACAATAAGCTTTATTATAATCTTTGGCTACTTTATATATTATATTTGGGAAAAGAAGAGGGCTTATTTTATTATTTCTATACTTCGCAACAACTTTAAAGGGATAAGCGGTAATATCTATGACTGCAAATGCGGAGTAATCTCCACCAACTCCACGCGAAGTATCCGCCACCAACATATAAACTTTATCTTCTTCCGGCTCGTCAAACACATCTAAACCATCTTTACTGTAAACGTATGGTTTAACTGACATCCTTCCAATAGTATCAGGATTGATAAGTGTATTAGATGATCCCAGGAATCTACATAAAACTTCTTGATTGAACTTAAGTTCACCCAATAATGCTCTTTGCTCTTGAGCCCATTTTTCAGTTCTGCCCGGAATTTCACTGTAAGGAATAAACATAGGAACAAACCCGTTTAATCCTTGCTCTGCTTCATTCCAGAACTTCCAGAAATGATTATATCCTAACGGGGTAGAAGTTAAAAGAATCTTTGTAGTTTCACCCGCAGAAACTACCGGATAAACAGATGTAAAGAAATCCTCAGCAACATTATTTGGAATAATTGCAGCTTCGTCAATATACAACCAATTTACAGATTTACCTCGAATACCCGAAGAACTCGTTGCTGCAGTAAATACTCTAGATCCGTTTTCTAATTCAATGTCACCTTTGTTAAATGTCTTAACGCCCTGTTGCATCCATATTGGTAACATCTCATACATCATCTCATATCTGTAAAGAACTTCCCTTGCAGCTGAAGATTTGTTAGCAAGAATAGCAACAGTTTTATTTGATTGGAATAACGTGTACCAGAGTATACATGCGGCAGAAGTAATAGTCTTTCCTTGCTGTCGGCCTTCCATTAGAATAACCTTGCGATTATTCAATATGGTTAATACTTTTTTCTTTTGGCAATCGTATAGTTTAAATGGAATTAATCCCTTATCCAGAGATACAATTTGGCAATATTGTTCTATAAAGTATATGGGGTCCTGGGAACATTTAATTATTTCTTTAACTTGTTCTGCAGAATAAGATATAACGGTGCCAATCTGTTTTAGATTAGGATTACCATTATATGATAATTTTTTACTGCTCGATGATGTTGTCATCTTTTTTACCTAACATTTTCATTAGCTCATTTGTAGATCCAGCAAACACAACATTATTATTTTGTGTTCCTATTTTTACAGGATCATCTGCTTTTAAATCTTTAACTTGTTTTTGTAACCCCATTAAATCTTTAGATACATCAGATAAAGTTTTCATGAATTGTCCAGCAACTTCATATGTTCTTGGATGTTCGGAACTTTTAGATAATTCAATTAATGTGTCTAAAGTATCTTCACCTTTCATTAACAATTTTCTCATAGTCTGACGAGCTAATTGATAATCTTCTTCCTGATCCATTTCCTTATTATCATTCAAATTTTCAGACAAAGGCACTAAATCTGAACCAGTTTCATCTACTGGATCTATATTAAAAATATCATTTAAATTTTGTATATTTTTCATATTATTTGTCTAAATGAAAATAATCAAACACTGGATAAATCCTGTCAGGTTTTAATAATTCTGGAAAAAAATCTTCAGGGGTATATTGATCGGGTGGTCGTTTTCCCGCCATTCTAGACTCATCATCTCCTAGATGCTCAACATATTTATCTTTTAAAAATACTGACCTAAATCCTAGTGCATGGAATCTTCTATCTATATTCCATTCATTGTGCCATTTTTCAACACGTCCGAGTAATATTAAATCTTCTCTTCGTTTTAAATTTGGACTACCTACCCAGCCTATCCAATAGTAATGTTTATTACTAACTCTCCAATTCTTTTTAAAATAAAATGAATTGTCAAATAACTGATCTTTATAATAAGTATCGTGCCCTTCTTTTTCAAATGTTCTAAATGATATATCTATGTTTCCTACATTTCTATAGGTTTGTAATATCTTTTTAGATTCATACATATATCCAGATTTAATAAATTCCCAATCGTCTTCCAAATAAAAAATATATTCAGTGTTGCAATAACTTACCATAAAGTCCATTGCCCACCATTGACCCCTGTTATCAGGAAAACAAACTATATCGCAGAATGATCCATATGAATTTACTAATTTATCATACACTTCAGGATTACCACTATCATCTACAATTACTATTTTCGTAACATATTCGCAAGTATTCAAAAAAGAACTTAGAGTTTTTTCTAAAAGATGTAATCTATCGCAACTTAAGACAAATGTTGTAATATCAGAATTAGGTTGTTCCGTAGTATGTACTCTCAATCTAGACATAATAAAACCTTAATTAAAAATCTTCAAATTTATCTATATAAGTATAGTCACTTGTAGGTATTGCGTTGGCAGAAGTTTTTGTAGTTATTTTTTGTAGTGGTGTTGTTAACCCAGTATCACTAAACGAATTAGTTATTACTTTATTAATAATGCCTTGTTTATTAACTGGGCCATAAAAATTAAGTTTCATTATAAAATTCATTGTCCATATAATAGATCTTCTAGTTGTTAGATCACCTTCATAATCATCTTCAAACCCAATAGAATTTAAAAGAATAGGAAGATCATTTTTAATATCCAATTCTGGAATAGCTTTAAGTGTAAGGTTATAATCGGGATTGAAATACGGAAGTATTTGTTCTATAATTTGCAATCCATCATCCTGATTTTTAACGTAAATATATAAAAGAATATTTAGATTATATGGGGTAGGGGCATACTGTGCACTCGCAGAACTATTAGAATTAATAGTTCTTGATTGTTGTATAGGTGAAATTTTTCTACTAGGATCATAATCTATAGCCACCATTTCAAATCCCATACGAGGGACAACTACTTGTAAATTTTGATTATCTACATTCGGTTGTTGTCTTATCTTTGTTAAGAATTTTTGTTTAGGGGAATAGGATAGTGGAATTTTTATTGTTTGTATAGTATTTCCGTTTGCGTCTTTTCTTTCAACGGTTATATTATTAAACATATTACCAAAAGCAACAATTGCTTTTCGTATAGTACCCCAGTAAAATCTTTGGTCTAACATTATCTAAATGCCTCTCCGAATGGGTTTCTTTCTGAGAAGTCTAATACATTGTCGACTTCTGAAGTAAATGTGTCATTATCTGCGCCGGCAGTATCATTATTAATAAATGGAGATTCATTTATTATAGGTGAAATGTCATTAGTTTCTAGTAACAATGCTTCACCCGATTCTTGTAGTAATTCATAATCATCTAAAGTTACACCAAACGATGCAGCAAAATTATCTATTTCTGCAATTCCAGTATTAATTCTTTCATTAGAAAACTGCATTAATTCGCAGCTCATTCTATATATGAATAGTTTGCCTACTTGAAAAAATGGTGTTTGACTATCAACTTTTCGTATTTCAAAAAAGGATTGTGTCTTTGGGAAATAAATTATATCTCCCTCAGTAGGTCTAAAATTCAAAACTGAAGTATTGGTATTACCTACAACCGATTGCCATCTTTTTCTTGATACTACAAAGTTTGCAGAATTTCTAATCTCTAAACCAAATTTAGTAATTAGTTCATCATCGCCAGTAAATCCCGTAACTTCTTCCAAATACATTTCAATCGGAAATGCGTATTCATAATTATTTGAAGGGTCTTCTGTTAGAATAAGATCAGGATTCGAAACTTTGCGAGGCATATAATATACTTCCCAACCATAAATCTTCATGGATTCAATTATTAAATCCTCATATAATGACTGTTCCGAAGATACACCAATAGACCTTCCAGACTGAAAGTATGGATTAACAGTAGCCATAATTGTATTGACTTTCTATTGACAAGGTGTTATCATCTTCTATGTGTCCCGGTTAATTAAATACTTAATTTTATCCCGTGAACATATCTACAGGTAATTCAAATCTAGATTGCATTTCAGATTCAATCTTATCTATCTCAATTAGCGCATCTTGATATATTACATCTGCATTAATTGTTACACCCCCAGGTAATTGCATACCTGAAAACTTCTTAAGATTCTCACCCCATTGACGTTTTAGCAATGCGGT